ACTCCAAACCATTCCTACATCGTCAAATCTATCCCCCAACAAAGCCCTAACATTACTTTCAACAGTAGAATCCCCACAGGCTATTTTATGCCGCCCCAGTTGCCATATTTCACCCAACTTAACACGGATTTCAATCTCATCTACCTTATCCAGAAGTTCGGCAATTTCTTCCTCATTTTCTTCTTGCTGTTCATTCGAGCCAAACCCTTCACCCTTGCCAAACTGTTCCAATAATTCATTTAATTTATAATCAGGGAAGAACTCGCTAAAATCTACCTCTTGAGCTAAATCATTTAAAAGATCAACATCCCATGTACTGAAATCCGAGGCGGTATTATCAGCGATCGCATATTGTTTCCAATCCGACTCTGACAACCCAGGCCGCTTAACAGCAACAATCGTATTACCATCGGCTTCTACAACCAAAACCTTCTCAATCCCTAATTGACCCGCCTCCTCAAAAGTTCCATTACCCGCCCTGATAACATCATTCTCGTCGATCACAATAGAACGGCAAGCCCCAAACTGTTCTAAGGATTTGGAAATCACCTTAGCTGATAACGGCGTTCTTTTTCGGGCATTATTCGGATCGGGTGTCAGATTTGAAATATTTGTTTCAATAATTTTAGGTTTAGTCATATTTAAGTTGTAGAAAGGTTTATAGCTATGTTAACTTAAAATAGTAGTTATTCGTTATTAACCGCAATAAAAAAATTCAGACTTGATTTAATTGAGCAAGCGGTTCAACTCCTACTTGATAAACCTTGGCTAACCAACTGTGAGATAGCCAAACAGATTGGGGTAAGCGAAAGTTCTATAAGGCACTGGAAAAAACACCCGATATGGGAAGAAACCAAATATAAGATATTCCACAAATATGCAGAGGTATTAAAACCAATGTCTGAACAAGAAAAGACCGAACTTAGAGAAAAACTTTTAGAGCGACAACGCGAAATAGATATTTTTAGAAATGCACTAAAAGACAATACAGCCCAATGTTTCAAGGTAACGAATCAAGCCTATCGTGATCTTGCCAAGGATCAGGATGCGGTTAAGGCTTGCGCTAAAGCTACAAAGTCAGGGGTTCATGTCCAATCTAAAAATGCAATGGACGGATTAAAAACAATTATGTTGATAGACGAACATAGTTATCAACTCAGTATTATTATTGAAAACTTCGATAACTCTGAAGATGATAGTGAGGATTAGATATCATGCTTCGAGCTATCCAAAAAGGGGAGCGACTCAAGAAAGAATTAAGGGAAGCAAGGAAACGACGGCAGCAGAAACAAACTAAATCCGGTCGTAATTCCTTAACTCGATTTAAAAATGACCCCGTAGGTTTCTCTCGGTTTATTGGAGTCGAACCAACAGAGGATCAACAGCGATTCCTTGAGAGTGTCCGAGATAACCCAGAAACAAACGTTAAAGCCGCGCACGGGGTAGGAAAGTCTATCGGTTCGGCTGTATGTGTTTTGTGGTGGGTTTTTGCCGTTGACGGTCTGGCAATCACTACAGCCCCAACAGAGGATCAGGTTAAGCAAATCCTTTGGTCTGAGATACGGAAAATATATGACCGCAACAAAGAAAAGTTAGGCGGAACCCGTGGGGAGTTATTTGTCAGGAAATCCGAGACGGCACGGGCCTATGGTTTCACCGCTCGCAACTATGACACCAACTCATTCCAAGGTAAACACGCGGATAGGTTGCTACTCATAGCAGATGAAGCGGATGGCATCTCAGAAATTATTGACGATGGTTTTCAGTCATGCCTAACCGGATCGTCAAACAGAGGGTTAAGAATTGGCAACCCTCTGAATAAACAATCCCCATTCTCTAAGGCTTGCGATCGCACTAATATTACAATCCCTGCATGGAATCACCCCAATGTGGCTTGGGCATATCAACTTGAGGAAGTGATAGATCCGGCTGGTAAGTTAAGGTTAATCCATAGATTAAAACCATCGGTGGCAATTCAACTTTTAGACTCAAATGGATTAGTTAAAACTCAGGATAAATGGCCCCCCGAGTTTCCCCATGATGTCATCCCCGGCGCTATATCCCTGAAATGGATTGAAGAAGTCAGGCAAGACAAGGGTGAGTTTTCTGTGTTCTGGCAAGGTCGGGTAGAGGGTATTTTTCCAGAAGATATCATCGAGGGAATCATCCCTTCCACTTGGTTAAAAGCTGCAAGGGAACGCTACGACTTTAATCCTGAGTATTGGGATAGACGGGCTATTATTTCGCCTTGGAGACTTGGGGTTGATGTTGGGGATGGAGGGGATAGTCACGCCGTTGCATTATGGCGCGGTGATGTCCTTTATGAAGTAGTCTTATATCCCACTCAAGGGGATGAGTTAGACACAATTAGAATTGCTGATATTGTTGCTGAAAAGATTAGGAAACTAGGGGGTGCTTATTATGCTGCGGTTGATAAAACGGGCGTGGGTGCAGGGACGTTAGCACGATTAAAACAGCAAGGTTTCTTGGTTAGAGGTTGTGCATTTGGAGAATCAGCCGAAAATAACCACGAATTTTCCAACCGTAAGACCGAGCTATTTTGGAAACTCAGGGACGGGTTAAGGTTAGGGAAAATAGCGATCGCTCCCTTGGGAGATATTGAGAATCAGGTATTTGAGGATCTATCATCCCATCGTTATTCCTTATCGGGAAAAGGTGGGGAAGATAGACAGATAGCTTGTGAGAGTAAGAAGCACGTCCGAGCTAGATTGAAACGTTCACCCGATGCAGGTGATAGCGTGATTATTGGATCATCCTGTCCTAACCCTACGTTTTCCGATGGGGTGTCAGAACAGGATGTACTCAAAGAAAAAGTTAAACAACAGCAATTTAATCCAGAGGAGATATCTGTTAAGAAGGTTAGAGATTTATTTAGTTAATGATATAATATTTAATTATCGAAAAGATTATGTTTGACTCTGTTTTTTCTCCAAATCCTTCTGCAATATTCCGAGCCAAAACCCCCGACTACGTTAAACCCAAGTCGATAAAAATTAATCTGGATAGATTAGAGAATGGCGGGGCTAATACTTTAACTGATGCTTTTAGTCGTGTGGTCTCCAAAGCATTAAAAGACTTAGACGGAGCAATTAAAACTAAAGACTCAAAGGCAATTGAAAACTATCAAGCTGTCTTAATTCCTGAATTGACCAAATCAATTTACGGGATGTGGCTTGGGGGTTGGAACTTGGGACGTAAGCATGGGGGTAACGAAATTAAGTTTCAACAGAAAAAGGGAACAAACACAGCCAACTTTGACGAGGATCTGCTAGACGCAGAATTAGCGTCTATAGAAAATGTCCCCGCTCAAAACGCTATTGCTAATCGTTCCAAGACTCTGGCTTCTGATATTTCCTCGACTCAATGGGGGAAAATTAAAAGCCATCTATTTGCAGCAGTTCAACCCCAAGCTGAAACAGGGGAACCGATAAGTAGATCCGAACTTCTCAAGCGGATCAATTCGGAGTTAGGTGATAGAGGGTTTAAAAATCGCGCTGAAAAGATAGCTCGCACTGAACTGACTTTTGCCTATAACGCCGGAAGGTTGCAGACTTACAAAGATTCTGGTTTAGTTTCCCATGTTGTATTCTTGTCAATCCTAGATGATCGCCGTTGTCAGGTCTGTGAAGGTCGTCACGGGATGATGATTGACCTAAACGATATAGAGACTGTTTCAGCGAATACACCGCCGATGCACGTCAATTGTCGCTGTGTATTGAGTCCGAGACTGGCAACTCCTGACAATCAACAGGAGCTAGACGATCAAACCCAAGATTCCAAAAAACGTCGATTATTTGAAGCTCCTCCTAAATGGTTGGCTGCGGGTATCTTAGCGGCGATTCTATTGTCACAGAAAAAGGTACGGGTTCCGGGGTCGGGTGTTGCCACCCCAGGAATTTCGATCCCATCTCCAGTCAGGGAGGCTGTTGAACGGGGTTTGGTTGATGTTGCTTTAGCTGCACAGATTCAGAAGATAGCCAAGGCAACGGGTGAAGTCCAGACAGCAGAACAGATCCGTCAACGACGCAAAAATCAAACCGAATCATTGCCGGATCAAGGTGTGATTGAAATTCAACCTAGATTAGTTTTGAATGGGGTTGAGCTAAATAGTGCCACACCTGAACAAATTAGAGAGGGGTTAAAAGAGTTTTTACCCAAAAAACAATTAGATGATTTAATCAATTATTTACAAGAAAACAAAATTAGTTCTATTGATGATTTGTTAGAGGTTAAAGGTATATCTCGTAAAAGTAAAGCATTTAAAATATTGCAGGGTTTAGCTGATAAAGATAAACTCAGGATTGAATTAGAAAAGCTAACCAGTCCCTCGGAATTGTGGTTAAAAAATTTAGGGTTTTCCCGCTCGGAATCCAAAGCAATTTTTGATGAATTAAAAAATAAACCTTCTGAGTCATGGAGTGATCTTAAACGCCGACTTAAAAAGCGTGGTATTTCCGGTGACCGGATACAGAGAGCTATAGACAAACTCAAATCAATCGAGGCACAAGAGAAACGTCAAGTTGTGGGATTAGATAATTCCGTCCCAATGGTTCCTGATGTGACCCTAGATTCTCCAGAGATTGCAGTTGGTAAACTGATTAAACAGAGAGAGATCGGATTACAACGACGACGTGAAGCATTGCAAGAAATTAAGGATCTAGGAATTGAATTAGCTAAAATTAGATCCGATGAGAAAAGATTTAACGTCCGTCTCCGTCGCATGAACAAACGGAATCCCAAGGAGTTCGTTTCACCCGAAGAAATTAGAATTAAAGAAATTAGATACGCTAGGGTTCAGGCAAAAATAGAACAAGCTCAAAAGAAAGCCAACGCCATCGGATTCCAACTTGAAAGAGCTAATTTGGCGCTTAATCAGTTAGATATCCCCAACCTCACCCCCGCTGCCAAACTACGGAACCAAGCCGTCCAAAACTTAGGAGACGAGGGTTCTACTCTGCTCGACGCTACCAATAGCTTAAAGGCTCAAATATCTAACGAGATAGACAGCCAAATGTCTAAAGGTTTTATCCCTCCTAACAAGAAAATAGCGGGGTTAGAACAAGCAAATAACCGGGCTAAGTTAATCACAGAACCCGTGTCTAATCTGATTGAAAAAACAAACCTAGAGGATTTACGATCTAAATTAACCGCACTCCAATCCCACTACCAAAACCTATTAGATCCTCTCTACCCAGAAAACTTTTTCGGTCGTGATATTCAGAATGACTTAACCTCACTTCGTGCCGAATTAAAAAGAGTTAAGACCGAGATTGATGATGCTGTTAGCCTACTGAAAAGAACCGATCAAACCCTCACAGCTACAACTAATCAAACTGAGTCAATCTTAGGAAAAATGGGTTATCTAAAAACCGGAGCGCAACTAGAAAAGCAAGCCAAAGAACTTGAATCACAGATATTGAATTGGGAGAATAGAGTTAAGAAAACTAGAAACTATGAGCAAACTTATGAGCCATTTAGTCAAATAGAGAGACAGCA